ATAACCGTTTGGATTAGAATTACTATAAGGTGTATAACCTAAAGCACCTGTCACTTGACCACTGGTAATACCCGTAATATAACCGTTTGGATTAGAATTACTATAAGGAGTAAAACCTAATGCTGTAGTTACATGTGAACTGGTTAAAGTTGGTCCTACAGGTATAAATCCTAAATTAGTATTTGCTGCACCTGCTGCTAATTGAGCGCCTGTAATTGTTCCTGTAATTTGTGTATTAGCAATAGTATTAGCAACACTTGCTGTTACGTTTGCAACTAATGTCAATCTACCTTGTTGGTCAACTGTCACTACAGGTATTTGTGACGCACCACCATAAGTTCCTGGTGTTACTGCTGTATTTGTTAATACTGATCCTGTGACTTTGGTTGTCATTATTTACTTCCTTTTAATGTATCGATTTCTGCTTTGAGTTCTTTGATAGATTCAATCAACAAAGGTATCAATCTTTCATAATGTACTGTTAAATATTTATCATCAATAGGTGCTGGTACAACAATTTCAGGCATAACTTTTTGTACTTCTTGAGCAGAAACACCAATTTCTCGTTTAACTTGATAACCTAAAGCTTGCGCTGTTTCATTTGCTTGGTAATAAAAACCATTTAGTGTTAATAATTTATCTAAAGCATTTTCAATATTACCAATTCTTGTTTTTAATCTATCATCAGAATAATAGGCGGTAATATTATTTGTAGCACGAATTTCACCGCCTGTTCCTGATGCAGCAGTACCAATACCAATAGAATTAAATTGAGAGTTTTGTGTTGTACTTGTAAATGTTGCTGCAGAACCAGTTGTGTTTTGATTTAATGTAGGTACAACTGATGTAGGTAAAGTTCCTGTTGTAATATTACTAGCATTTGTTGTATCAGTTGTTGCAGATGCTGCCAGACCAGTAATTTTTGATGATGCTAGAGTACCACTTGTAATATTACTAGCATTTGTTGTATCAGTTGTTGCAGATGCTGCCAGACCAGTAATTTTTGATGATGCAAATGTACCAGTAATTTTACTACTTGCTAATGATGTAATCCAAGATGGATCAGCATATGAACCACTAGTAACAACACCGTTTGTTACTGTACCAGCGTTACCTGTAATTGAACTTGTTAATGTATATCCAGAGTTAGCAAAAGCAGTAACAAAAGAAGTTGTAGCTAAAGCTGTATTACTTGTACCTGCTGGCATAGTTAAACCAGTAACTACACCTGTAAAACCTGCACCGGCCAAGGCAGCTTTTCTACTTTCTAAACTGTCAATCGCCAGTTGAATTGTATTTGCTGAAACTGGTATAGAACCAGTTGCTGGACCATATACAATGTTATTTGCATAATATGGATTATTAATGTAACCATCAACTTCAATCAGAACAATATCATTTAATAATGGTGCTGTGTTAAAAGTTACCTGAGTTGAATTTGTTTCGGTATATTCAGATGGAAACTGTCTAACACCGTTAATGTATGCTCTCAATTGAGAAGCACCAACCACATACGTTGGTGCAGTATAGGCAGTCTGTGAACCTGTACCTGTATATGTCAGACGAGTTGAGTTAATTGTTGTTCCTGGTGTCGTTCCACCACCACCGCCACCAGAACTTGCAGCCCAATAGAAAGAACCTGGACCACCTGTTGTCAATACATAACCTGCTGTGTTTGCTGCCGGTAATAACGATGTGAGTGCAGCACCCGATGAAGTAGCACCTGTACCACCTTGGTTGATTGCCAAAGCATTTGTTAATGTCAGAGTGTTAAATGATGGTGAAGCAGTTGTTCTTAGGTCTTGCGGATTACTGATTGCGAGTGTGTTTGCGCTTGTTGCAACAACTGTTATTCCGTTATTACTTGTAAAGTTAATAATACCATTTGTTGGATTAATATAACCTGTTGTACCATAAAAAACATTTGCTGATGTATTAGCACGTGAATATGCCGAGTTAGCCTGAATAAAGATAGGCTGAACTTGTGGTGCAACGTTATTGGCAGCAGCAAAAGCACCGTTTGCTTGTAAGAATGCTGCAGCAACACCTGTTGTAATAAGGTTGTTTAGTGTGTTTGCTACGTTGGCTGTTGCCACGTTTGTTGTACTTGTGGATGTGATTACGTCACTTAGATACTCGTCTGTATGTAAACGATAGTAATTATTTGATGTTACATTTAATACATCAAAGTATTTTTGTGTTTCATTCCAACGGATTGAAGCATTAGAACCACCAGAAGAACCTCTGTTTACATTAATATAAGATATTTGTGATGTAGCTGAACCGGCATTTAATGTAAATGTATTTGAATTATAAACAGTTGAACCGTTGATAACAAAGTTGCCACCAACACTTAATTGTCCTAGTGTTTGTATAGAACTAAAATAACCAACAGCAGAATTTGCATCTAATATTGTAGATACATTTGCTTTTGGTGTTGTGATGTAAGTGTTTGCAACTAAAATGCTTGTATATGTATTGCCTGTAATAGATGCTGTTACAGTATTCATCGTGTTGTTGGCTTGCAACGTATTTGCCGTTGCTGTTCCAGTAACAAAAATTGCAGCAGTATTAATTAGTGTATTTGCTTGTAATGACGTTGTAGTTACCGATGTATTAGCTTGTAATGTATCAGTATAAGTCGATCCAGAAATACTTGCCACAGCACCCATAATTCTGGCATTTGCTGTTAGATTTTTAGTGTATACTGTACCCGTGATACTTGCATTTGCTGTATTAACAGAAGTATTTGCCTGTACATTGTTTGTTGTGGTGTTAAACTGAATTGTACTATTACCACCAATATATTCATTATTAGCAACATACAAGCTTGTATTTGGTCCTTGTGCAATCAATAAACCATTGATATTTGCTTGTCCTGAATTCGTTAAACCTAATGTTGTGTTGGTAAAATATACTTGTTGACCAACCGTCATGTTATTGTCTACTGAAACGGATGATGCGATACCCTGAACAAGCAATTGTTTCTGTACGACAATATTACCATTAGCCTGCAATGAGTTTTTAGTTGTCTCATTTAGATATAGAGTACCTGATGTTTTATTGTAGTCACCTGTTGCTAATATATTGTTTTCACCAATAAGAGCATCTGTTGCCACCATCCATTGACCGAACGTATTGGCATAACTTATGGTTGATACTGTATTTGCCATTTTAACCTTTTTCTAATAGTTTTACCATCAGTTTTTTAATATCTGATATGTCGTTTTTGATGCTGTCCATTTCCATCTTCACATTATTTATTTGTTCTCTTTGGACCTCAGCATATCGTCTTTTTGCTTTGTAATCTTCCAAACCAGAAACATCTCTGTTAATCAGAGCCATTGTTTCTGTATCACGATACAATTTTGTTCCGTTGATTGGTACTAATGACATAATTAGAATGTTGTATTAACGTTAGTAGGAAGAGCAATCACACGCAAATCTGTTGCAAATGGTGTATACGTGTGGTCAGAACTTGTCATTACTACTTTGATAGCAAATTGACTGAATGATGTATATGTTTGTCCTGTTATACTTGTATACGTCACATATCCTTGGTCTGTACCAGAAGTTCCTGGTGCAAATACAAATTCATACGTATCGGATCTTGTTTGTGAGTATAGTGAACCAGAATTATTAACCTTGGTCATTAATTGCCATGATCCATCATTGAATTTCTGTGTATCGTTTCTGTTAAGAATCTTATAATACACATTAATGTCTGTATTGACTGGACGATATGCTGTCATGTAAACATTCAAGTCACCAGAATCAAATGTTGGATCCAACACAACTTTCTTGGTTACATATTTAGCAAGAACATTACCACCAGATTTAGATGTTTCACCAGTAATAACTGCCGTTGCACCAGTTCCTGGAGTTGTATTAGCATCTGTGATTGTGATTGTTGGTGTAGTAATATAACCGGCACCATTACTTGTCAAGTATACAGATTGAACAATACCACCAACAATATTAGCAGCAGCATATGCTTGTGTACCACCAGAGCCTGTTGGTGCCGATACTGTTACAGATGTTGTATTTGCGTTGTAACTTGTACCACCAGAAGTCAATGTAATAACTGAATTTGACAACTCAGCATTATTGATATTCCATCTGATACCGTATGTAGAAAGTCCAGCATCAGAGATAATTGGACTTACCGAGTTATCAGCTGTTTTAAGTTGAGCATACAACGAGAATGATGTATTTGAGTTTGCCTGTAGAATCCGTTCGCCTTTACCATCAGACAAGTAAATGTCATCATTTGTTGGTGTTCCGTATTTACCTGGATTAATATTTGTTATACCAGAAGCTGTACCGCCTACTAATGTTGCATTGTATGAATAACCAATTGAAGTTGTTGTTGGTACAAAATCTGTTGTTGTAATGTTAAATGCATCAATATAAACATCACTAGATGTGACTGCATTGATTGTCTTTGAGACATTATTAGCGTTCATGTAGTAATTAATACTCTCATCAATCAATGTTCTTTGTGGTAACTTGTTTGGTACTACATATTGAATTGTTGGTGTAGATGATGTACTAAACACACAACGGTCAACAACCATCATCAAACTTTGATTCTGGTCAGCAGTCCATGTTTGTGAGTTTTGTGAAATAAACAAACCACCAACATATGGTGCAGAACCAATTTTAGTGATTATTGATGGCAACGGATCAGTTGGCAAATTCTTAACAGAAGATGACAATGCTGTATCACCATTTGATGCTGTCCATAATGTGTATTGACTTGAACTAGATTTCATAATGAAAGAATACAACACACCAGGTTGAATATAGACTGGAGCAGAGAATGTGAACTTAGTTGCAGCAGTTGAATCCAAATATTGTGGTGTCGTTGAGACATTCACCAAGTTTGGTGATAATGTAACAACGGAATGGTCTAACGTATCACCACTTGGATAACCATTTTGTGTACCAACAATAGACAATGTAATACTTGAATCATCGGCTGTTGGTTTAGATGCAAAGAAGAATGTTGCTGAATTTAAAAACAAACCATTAGGATAGTTTGTTTTATCAACAATGAATGTCTGTGCAACAGGATCCCATGGATTGTATATTCTTGCTATTGATACTTCAGCCTTAGCATTTACTTGGTTGAATGTGTTCTTGGCACCGGCAGGCGAAGCACCAAAGTCAACTTGTTGTGCCTTAGTTTGTAAACCTTCAGAATAGAAAGTACCTTCAGCATAAGTTGTTTCTGTACCTAAATTACCATTAATTTTGTTATCAATGCGTAAAACTCTTTGACCATTGTGGAAAGTGTTTGCTGGTAAATTGAATACACCATAAGTTGAACCAGCTTCATCCGTCGAGAATGAACCGATAGAATAAATGTCATTATTGGCAGCAGTAATACCTGTGGATAGTGTTATAGTTTTAGTTACACCATTATAAGCAGTAACAGTTGCTGATTGTCCAACACCTGTACCAGCACAAACGTAGAATGTGTTTCCAACAAAGTTTGTATTTCCGGTAGGAGCTAACGAACTTATTGTAATTGTCGTTGTATTGGCAACATTTGTAATTCTTCCACCAAAATGTGATGAACTTGATACTGTACCAGATGCCGATGTTGATGTATATGCACCAGCAGCATTAAAGAAAGCATTCTGCATTACACCGTTGGTTGTATATGTTGTTGTGTATGGATCAGCAGCAACATACAATCTTACACCAGAAGTTTTAACATATACACCTAAAATACGTGCTGTAGGTGTAAATGCACCACTTGAATAATAACCAATGATGTCACCTTCAGCGAATGTACCTGAAACACCTGTCAATTCAATAATATTACCTTTTCGTACATAGTTTGTAACATCTGTATTATCAAAATAATATTTGACTGTTGTGTTGAACAACATACCACGTGCACGAGCAATAATTTGTTGTGGACGAATGTATGGAAGAATTGAAATATCTTGGATGTAACCATTATTCAATGAATAAGTATTACCTAATTTATCGTAAGAACCCAAAATATTTGTCTGTGTTTGTTCTGAGTAATTGTATGTTGCGACTTCATGGTAACCAACATAACCATATAATGAAGGATTAATACCATGTCCTTCAACATATCTCTCACTAACATTAGTTACTGTTGTACCAGGAACTGTTTTCCAATCTCCAGCTTGTAACAGATTGGTTGTTGAACCTGCTTGGAAGATTTGTAAGTTAGGATCAGTAATCAATAATGATGGCGAATAGTTTGTATCGACCCAATTATCTACGTTTGGTGATAGAGAAACTGAACCATCGATTAATGAAACGGAGAAAGGATTGACGTTAACTGTTCGTGATGCAAACTTCTGTGAAAATACATTTGCAGTTGAATATGGTAATGAATAATAATTGATATCACCATCTGTATTGATTGCATAACCTAAACTAGAACCTCTTGTTTTGACACCGTTTACAACTGTATCAGCAGAAGTGTCCAGATTATTCATATTATACACAGTAGCCAAAGACTTTAATGGAAAATTTTGTACATTCTGTGTAGCAGTCATAAATCGGTCACGGCGATTGATAGTTGCATAATAATCAGAATTCAACGTATCTGCCGTTGCGAAGCTTGAAAAGTCATCAACCAAAATACCATTTTTAAATCTATTCAAACCATAAGCATCAGAAATTTGTAATGAACTTGTTTTTTGTTCTAACAAATTCAAAGATGCGTAATACTGAATATTGTTGATTCTGCTTTCTAGACCAGCAATATCTTGCATTGTATAACGCTTGTGTTTGACTTTATCAATAGACAAGTCAGCAACTGTTCCCGCTGGTGCTTCTGTTGGAATATAACCAGTATATGGTCTGTGTGTCAAATTGGCAATTACCAAAGAACCATCTGGTTCAGTTGGTACTAATGGATTGATAGAAGGAGCACCTTCAATCATTTGAAAACTTCTATCTTTAGTAAGAACTAATTTATCTTTACGACCAAGATAATATGAGTAATTAGTTGTGAATGTTGATAGGTCTGTAGGAATAAACACACCATATCTATTATCACCAGCATTATTATATTTAAATGCAAATGTTACTGAAGCATTTATCCGTGCCGGCCTAAAGTCAACAGAATCACGAAGTGGATATGTTGTACCACCTTTACTAATATAAATTGGAATATTTTGATATGTTTCTGGTTTCGTTGAACTCAAATAAGAAGTCAGTCCAAAATAACCATCACCACCTGTATGTTGGTAGTAATTCAAGAATACAAGAATATTACCTTTTGGTTGTGGTGCACCTGGATTTAATGTAATTGATGCGTGGTCATAATAATTATCTCTTTGACCATTATCAAACGTATAATTTGCAGTTACATCAATATAACTTGCCAGATTGGCATATGTTGGAACAGTACCAGAAGCTCCTGTATCAATAATCTTAACGATTGATTTAACGTCAGCAAGATACAAACTTTGTTTAGAACCTGCAGTGACCAATCCAGCATTTTGAATATAAACTTGGCCAGTTGAAGTCAATGAAGTGTCATCAACAAAAGTATATGTGTTAACTTGTGTACCGGTTGTTTTAACTTGTTGTGTATTGGCAGTAATCAAGTTCTTGTATTTCAAGAAGTGACTTGAGTTATCGGCAGTACTTGCATATACTTTTTCTAATACAGTTGCGGTGAAACCGTTTGATACGTTTGCAACAGGAATACTTAATGTAGCAGTTGCCAAATCAGAACTCAATACAACTGTACCACCTTTAGTTGTCCAAGGCACAATCTCACCAACGTTTAGTGATGAAGAACCTTTGTTTGTAACAACAATCATAAAGTTTTGTTTGATTACATCGGATGATAACGATGCGCCTGCTGCACCAAGATGTTTTACAACGCCAGCATAATCACCTGTATAGGTAATTGTTGCTACGGCAGAACCACCCGTAACAGTAAATGCCACGCCACGGTTTAATTGTTGTGTATTATAAGAAGCACTAGTCAACGATGCAACATATGGTGTACCAACATTATAGATTAGTTCTGGTGCACCTGGATTTTCTAAAATAGTTGCACCTGTAGAAACTCCACCAACACGACCACTTACGTTGATGTTTGCATAACTTTTGATTGTTGCTGGGAATGAAGTAGTATCAGAATATACAACAGTATCAATGTCTTTGATATCAAAATTTAATTGAAATACAGATGTTGTATCTGGTGTAACTGTCCAGTTTTGATTAACTGTTGCAACTCTTGTAACACCATTATATGAAGTAATCGTTCTGAAGTCACCAGCACTTGTACCTTTAGTGATAGAAATATTAACACCAACATAAGATGTGTTGGCCTGTGAATATGTACCAGGTAACGTAACTGTATTTGCTGTACCGGAAATAACATTTGCTGACAAAACAGCATTTTGAACATCATTTACAAATGCTTTGAACACATATGAGTTTGCATCGGCATCTGTTGTATTGTGGTCATACACAAAATTACGGAGATAACCAGTTGCTACAACTGTTGCATTATATGTGGCAGTATTTGTAGTAGAAATATTGTATGATGGCACACAATGTAAGTCGATTGTCTGACCTGTAGTTACATCAAAGAATGCACCAGAACTGCCACGAACAGTATCCACATAGAAATATGAACCATAGTCAATGAATACTGGTGTGTTATTCTGTGACGCTGTGGTTCTTGCACGATTGGTTACTAAATCTACGTTAGTAGCATTTTGAATTCGGTAACCATGAACATATGCCAAGCCTTTACCTACGGTTAATGTGTAGGTATTGGCTGATGGGTCTGTCGTTACCAAAGTTGTTCTTGGTGTTAATTTATAATCTTCAACAACATAATCACCGTTAGTTTCGTAATCACGTTTAGCAAAATAATCATCAATGACATTGTATACAGAACCTTCAACAAGATTTGCAACGACACCATTCTCTACACGAACCAATTCAACAAAGTTTTGGTCATCACCAAGAGCAATAAAACGAGTATCCAAAGATAAACCGATAAAATAACGGTCAGCACCTGGAGCTTGATAGTTTGAAGCACCAACAGCAGGATCCAACAAAGATGAATCATTAATATAATCGTAGATTGTTTCTGTGATAGTAAGACCAACACGTTTTGTGGGAACATTACTATATTTTTCTAAAATTATAGTAGATGCTGAAATCTGTACAAAATTACCTAAAATATAGAATACTCCTTGAGCAATAGATGCCACAGAAGATTGGCCAGTTGCTGCAGTTGTGATTGCTTGTGCAGCTAAATTGGAAACAGAATCATATATTACATCACCATTTTGAAACTGTGAACCAGATTTGTATGAAACAACTAATGTTGCTGGATCTGTACCAGTTGCAGCAGCATAGGCAAGTACACGAGCAATAACTGTGCCTGTGGCATTCTTAACTAACAAACCATCAAATTGAGTGATATCAATTGCAGTATTATTATACGTGGATTGTAATTTGATATAATAACAGTTAAAGTTTGTTGTTACTTGTCCACCAGTGACTGGTGAATTTTGTTTGAAGATGTTATCAGCAAACTTTGTAACTTGATCCTGTAAAATTGTTTGTGCCTGAGTCAGTTCTCTGGCCTGAACAGCCCGACCAGGTTTAAACAAAATACGATGAAAGTTTTTTGTTTGGTCAAAATCATCGTAATATGGATCAACGTTAAAATTCAGAGACATTTTTTTCCTTTTAGTAACCTAGTACTATTCTTATTTGTTCTATACCGTCAGAACTTCTTTGTACACCACTTCTATTTTCGAGATATGAAACGTATCCAGAAAGAACAGCAAAATCTGGTGTTGTATAAGACAATAGAGTTCTATTTGTTTTTGGTACGTTTCTCACAGGTGCATTTGTTGTTAATGTTCCTGTTGTATTTATTAGCCTTAGGACATTGGTTGATGTATTAAAGCTTAATGCAATTGCTGTAAATGTAGCATTGTTGATATTATCGTCTGGTCCTTGAAATATAACTTCATCTGGAACATATGTTCCAAAACCAGGTGCCACAATTAAATCAGTAGTTGTCTTATAAATGGCACTATTGGCCGGTAAAGTATTATTTATTCCTAAACCTCTGGCCGTTGCTTGTGAAGCAAGAGATGATGGATTGATGACCAAACCTAGTTGGTGGAAGTCAATATCTGTTGGTATAATACCACCTTCAGAACCATTAAATTCTGATGTAAACATGATATGTGAACAACCCAATTCAGATATCGGATCAAATCCGTGGCCACCAACTGGAGATGTTGGTGCTTCTGCTATTGCACCTGAACCTAATGTTGATGAAATTATGACATTAGCGTAAGTATAATTAGAACCTGGATTTGTAACGATAATATCTTTAATAACTCCAGAAACAACATTCGCTGATGCTACAACACCAGATCCATCTCCTGTGACTTTAATTGTAATGGCAGCATTTGCTGGATCATATCCTGAACCGCCATTTGTCACGTTGATAACATCAATTGAACCGGCACCAGCCGTGTTTATCAACGGACTAGGTGTGTTAGCACCAACCGAAACTGGAATCCATGTCTTATCCATAAACTTTACTTTTAAACCAGTATCAATTGTATAGATGTATTTCCACTTATATCCGTCTGTTCCAGTAAAAATATTATTCGTATTATATGTACCAGGTTCAAAGTATGGTTCTATTGTAGATGGCTGGTCATTGTTGTTCCATAAACACTTAAAGACTTGGTCATATTTGTTCTTGGCATAGAATATGTGAATTAAATTGCCGTTTGCATCCAACTCAATCATATCAATATCATCTTGGTAATGTTCATAGACAGTACCACTTGTCCAGTCAATTCTTTGAATAACAGGAGAAATATCATTGATGCCAATTAATTTGGCTACAAACATATTCTTTTGAACTTGCTTGATGTATTTAACGTCTGCTGTTGGTGCTGATGGATTATTATCATCATCCCAAGGTAATACTTTAGAAAGAAAACAATATGTGGTAGCTACAGGAATATTATAATATGGTGCTGACACAGCAGCAGGAGCCACATAAGTGAGTTCGACCGCTGATACTTTAGCGCCAGTTGTGATGATATTTTTATTTGCCATGTTTTATTTATTCGTTAGTTTCCGACTCTCATTACTGCATAATTCAATACAATAGCGTCTGAGTGAGATGAACCGCCACCAGAATCGGCATTATATACTGTGATGTTAAAACTACCAACGGCAACTTTACTTACAGTAACGAGATAGGGATTTGGTGATGTTACTCCGTTTTGCACATTTACAATAATAATATCATTAACGTGCTGGACATAACTATTATTGACTGTGAATGCGACATATGCTTGACCAGCTAATGCAGCATTATTCATAGTAATTACACCAGAAATACCATTTGAAGTAACTGCCGTAGATTTATTAGTTAACTGTGTTACGTTAGAGTTTGCAGTCGCAGAACCATACACAAAAGTATTTCCTAACAATGTATTGGCGGTAAGATTACCCAATACAACTACATTCTTACTAAATGTTGCTGTGTTTGATGTGAATGAATCAACAGATATACTTTGACCTGATGAGTTGGCAATTAGATTCCCAGTCAATGTCAATGATTGTAACTGAATTATGGCAGTATTTTGAACTGCTGTATTGGCAACACCAAATGCAGCGTTTGCTTGTGTAAATGCTGATGAAATACTTGTATTTTGTGTTGTGTTTATACCAGTATTAGTATTTGACTGTGTATAAACAGCATTTGCTTGGATAAAAGCACCGTTAGCATATAGAGATGCTGAATTGGCAGTATAACTTGGTGTATTTGCCTGTATAAATGCTGCATTGGCATATGTTCCTGCTGAACCTAAAGCTGTATTTTGTACTGTACCATCAGCAAACACCAAACCTTTGTTGATTATAATTGCTGATGAATTCATTCTGGCAACAACATTCTCTGTTGAACCGCCACCAGCTATGAAACGAATCTCTTTACCTGTCGTAGTAGAACCAACGATTAGGTTACCACCCCATGTATTAGATGTGCTACCTTGAGCATAGATGTAACCATCTAGACGATTAACTGCCGTACCAATATTATTAAATTCAGAACCTGGTTGATAATCTTTATTAACATAACCAACGTCAATGAAGTAAGTGGAGTCTGTACCTGTATTGGCAGTAACCACAATATCAGCAGAACCGCCATCGTTTGTATTGACAAGGTTTGTTTGAATATAAGATTGACCACCTAAAGCGAACTGAGCAATCGTATTAGGTAATGTTACTGGATTTCCACCAACATTCAATACTTCATTTGAATACAGACCTTGTGCCAAGGTGTGTGCTGTGAATTTGCCTGTTATACCTGATGGAATATCCACACCCATCAACAAAGTGTTGGCTGTATTGGCATTAATTGTCGTAATTGCTGATAACTCTGAAATTTTTACTGATGACATTGTTTTATCCTAAGAGAATGATTTGACCATCTTCTGTTGTTATTGTTCTACCGTCTTCTGTTATTAACTGTGGAATATATTGTAAACCAATAGGTCCATAAATTATAATATTATTACCTGTAGCTGAGAATGTTCTGTTAACTGCCAAATAAGAATTTGTTGTTGATGTTAAATTGGCAGTCAGATAAATCTTACCATTGATATAGTCTACCGATGATACTGTTTTGCTTGTGTTATTATCAACAAGAACTTTATCTCCAGCATATACAATATCTTTCAACGGATATGCTGTGTTACTATAATTTCCATTGTTTACAATATCGTAGGTACCAGTCAAGGTGTTAATATTTATGACATTGGCACCAGAGTTTCCTGTAACCGTGGCAACATTTGCAAAAGTTAACCAAATATTGCTTGATAATGTAATTGTATTTGATGTTGTATCAACCTTAACAATTTCAGCGTGTACATTTGGACCATTTGTTGGTGTGATTGTAATACTAGAATTACTTGTAAAGATATAATTAGCAATATTTGAACCAGTAAGGTTATTAAACGATATAATATTATTACTTTTATTAGTAAAGTCTGTTGTCATTGTGACACCAGATGCTGGATAATTTGTGTAATATTGTAATGTGTGACCTTGATTCAAGGCTTCAAAACCATGGAAACTATAACTTGTATTTGATTTCAGAGCGTTACGACCAATTATATTCATACCAGTTGGATGTAACAATTTCAACAATACACTTCTATATTTTGCAATTTCTTTTTCTACTGTAATCTGGTATGTAAAATTATTATAGATTGTGCTTTGTAGAACGTCAAACGAACTTGGTTGTCCTTGTGTAGTCAGGTATTGTCCTTGGCTAATCACAAGACCGTTCAAGAATGATGCTGTGCCTTTGGCAGTACCATCACCGTAATTTTTATAACCATTAGAATTATATGATGCATCATACTGTGTATTGGCCATAACCATGTGAATATTTTTATCAATATTCAATAATTTAGTTGAGTCTGGATTAGAATTGTAGTTGAATACCCTCAATCTAAACAATGAAAGTGTTGGATCACCATTAACTTGCAACACCGCAGTAGAATCAACTGTTGCCAAATAAGTTGACACATTAATGTTTGCGCCTTGATAAATCGTATCACCTTTAGTTGGCAAATTAATGATTGAAACATTAGATACCACAATATCTTGTACCTTTATTGATACATTTGGTGTTGTTATATAATCTTCACCTGGATCAATAACATTAATTGTTGTAATAGAACCAGCACGGTCTGTAACAATAGAGAATGTGGCACCATCACCTAGAATTCCCGGTACATATAATACAGCACCTGATGCCGATACATTCGCTGAATTGACTGTTACTCCTGGTAAATAACTAGTTGAATATCCCATACCACCAACAGGATAATATGATTGAGCAGCAACATAAGCTACGTTTGTGATTGCACCATTTGCTGCAACTGTAATCACATTTGCAGCGGCACCTAGGCCACTTCCACCCGTAAACACAATCTTGTCGTTTGCTTGATAACCTAATCCACCATTAGTAATTTGTATTGGTGCTAATATACCTAAAAGCTTTAAATCTGTATATGTTTCAATGTCTGTGATATAATCTGATTCTGCTGTAACTAATGGTGGAACTGTAATACCACCTCCACCATTATTAACAATCACAGAAGAAATTGGATATGTTGTAAGTGATGTGAAAGTTAAAGCATTTGCTAAAGTTGTATTGGCATTTGAGGTTGCAATATTTGAGAAAAAATAATTTGTATTTCCAATTAAAATATCTTTTTTTAATCCTATTGAATCGATAGGTATCAAAGCAACATTGGATCTTTTTCTATAATCTGGATCCAAAGAACCAATCGTTGCATTAGCTCCATATGTTGGTGAAATAACAATCTGTGTATTTGGTGAGAATGTATATCCATAACCACTCGTTATTACACCAATACTTTGTATAGAACCTTTGGTTGTTTCAGAAATTTCAGCAGTAGCACCGATGCCTGTATTTGAATTTAACCCACCATAGACAACTACAGGGTCACCTACCTGATATAATAAACCTCTATTTTTAGGATCAATTCTTAGTTGGCTAATTTGACCTACAATTTTTGCTCTGAGTGGCTGGCCACTAAACAAGACATCTTGATTGGCATTATTAACTACACGAACAAATTCACCCGATTCAAACAATCTTTCAATATTTGAAATGAATACTTCCATTTTAGTGCCAGCAACTACAGCAGTCTCTACTGTTGCAATAGATTTGGTTGTTTCACCAAATAACCTATAATTGGCAATATTTAAAAAGTTTAAATTGGTTGATGCTAGTTTTAACGATTTGGCTACATACCAAGTACCAGAAGATGCTTTGAGAACAGCCTCCTTGGTATAAAATATATCAAAATCAGAATTATAAAGTACTTTAAAAAGAAATTGATATGATGCCGGTGTACCTTTGGTTTGATACAATTCTCTAGCAAACTTAACTGCTTTCTGTTTGTCAATTAATATATCTTTTGGAAAATATGGTAAGAAATCATTTGTGAAGTAATCCAAAAATTCATCAGTTGTTTGGTCAACATCTTTATAATTTAAAAGATTCTTGGTTCTCTCTGTTACTTTACCATTCTGTTCCATCCACTCATAGTAAGCGGTCAAGAACAGATTAAAATTCGCATAGTCGGGATTATCCCGAACAAATTCAGGAAGCTGTGATGATATCAGTATCGAGGTGTTTTGGCCGTTTGCTATCATGTTGTTTTGGCTGTCACATTAACAACGATTGCACCAGAATCATACGGATCAATTGTAATAATTCTATTATATGAAGATGAAATGATTGTTGTGGTTGGCTTGGCTGTGATTGTTAATTGTCCTAAATCATTATTGACCTGAATTGGACCAAAAGAATTCAATGTAACAATACCTTCAACATAATCAATCGTACCAATACTATTATTGAATACTGTTTTAACATTTTGTGAATCGTTGTAGTATGTTCTGAGTGTACCATAACGACCAATCAATGTGGCAGTAGCAGCACCAAGAGCGCCAGTTGTATCAGCGGCATTTGGTGTAATCTGTACAATAGCACTTGTATATCCTGTACCAGCAGTCAACACATTAATTGCTCGGATTGAACCAGAACTTGTAATAACTGCTTCAGCAGTAGCACCTGTACCGTCACCAAGTATTGTGACTGTTGGTGTAAACTGATAACCATAACCAGGATTAATAATAGCAATGGATTCTAAACCACCAGTAGATGTTGGAACTTCTTCAATATAAACACCATCAATGATGTTGGCCAAGTTTAATGGATTTCTAAATTGTACGGATGGAGAACTTGTTACACCACTTTGGAACATACCACGTTCTAATGATGTACCATAGTATAGATTGTAAGTAGATGGTGTTGTTAAATTTGGATAGAATTTTTTCTGTAATTTAACAGTAATCTCATTAGTAATAATTGAATTCGACACAGCAGCAATAGCATTTGTGAAATCTGTTGCTGAGAATGTAGAATTAAATGTGTTTAGATTTGTGATAGCTAGATTACTAATTGCTGTTTTTACCGCAGACTGTATCTGTGCGGATGTTAAGTTTGTTTTCTTTGTATCATACAACACATTTGCAGTCATCTGAATATAAGTATAATCCGGATCAACCAATGTTGGTTCTACTGTCATCACCGAAACTGGTTTAATAACATCAGTAATCAATCTTTGTTTCTGTGTAGCTGTTAATGTATAAGCACCTGCTGGTTTAACAGCGATGAATACTTGACCATATACTGGTGTCGAGTTCTCTTGACCACCCCACACATTCACTGCATCAAAAGCATAACCTAAATTATTTTGTTGAATGACTGTGATATAATCTTCTTTGGTTACCGCACGTTTCTGTGCTGAATATGCCTTAGGTGCCTGAAACTTGATAGAATCGATTGTTTCTTTCACCGAGCCTGTTGTTGCAGCAGAGATTGGTGTAATAGCCGTATTTCCATAACCACCAACTGAATCCATCAATACAAAGTTATTGGCACCAGCCGCATCTGTTCCTGATGTAACAACATAAGAAACTATTACTATATTACCGTTGGTTAGTTGTTTACCGAGTATATTATCACCAAAGTAAATATCATATGTACCATCTAAACTTTCTTGTAAGAAATATACAAGCGATGAACTGTTTAATGTAAGATAGTTTTCTGCTTTTGTGTAGATTTGATAAGAAGCATTTGCAGATGATTGTTGTACCAATACCTGTAAAGTTGTAGTATCCAGATTTGTTTCTGGTATATTAAACTTGTATTTTGGATTTGATGTAGAATTGACCGTGAACGATAATGTTGACGGAATACCCTGTTTGATACTTACAGAAGGAAATGTTGCTGTATTAGCAGAAACCGCAACTGTCGTTGAGTCGGTTGTAACAAAGTTATAGTTAATACCATCAATAGCTTCTGACATGAAAGTTGTGAACTTTGGAAGTGTCAATGATGCAGCAGATACTTGGTTTACAACAAATCTGATTGTGGCTGCTGGAGACAATGATGATTGTGGTATATAATTTAGTAACTTGGCCTGAGAAACAACTGAACTTCTTTGAATTGCTGAGTCCAAGAACATTTCATTGGCAACCATGTTCAAGTAATAGGCATTGTATTGTGTATTGTAAGCCAAAACGTCTAACAATGTAGAAAGCGCAGAGCCTTCATAGTTATAATCTTTTAGTGTATCTTGACTTTGTAAGTAAGTTTTCAGATTGTTTTTAATTGTATTAAAATCTAAATCTGTCATCAGAATTTGTGAATTAGCACCAGCCATTTTATCTGTTTCTCTCTAAAAGAATTGTTGTTGTTGTTGGTAGCGTTGCATTTTCTACATAGAATGTTATCGTAACATTATAGGCATTTAAATCTGGTTGTGATGACACTTTGACACTTTGTATTTTAGCTCTAGGTTCATAATTAGTAATCAGATTTGTTATAATAGTTTCCATCGTGGACGCCACAATAGGAGATATGTTTTCAAATAATAGACCAGTAATCTGAGAACCTAGGTCTGGATTGAATAAACGGTCATAGTTTTGAGTATTTAACAGATTCCTAATGGAACGAGAAACCGCCTGAGCGTCATAACTTAACGCAACATCAGCCGTCACAGGTTTCTTGGTAAAAGCGAAATCTATGTCGGAATATATCTTGTTTATGGTTGCCATCTTTTATTTATGAGTTAATCCTGGTCTTTAACTTGTCAGTACCAATATAATTATTTAATATATACAACTCGGTTTGACCTGGACTTGAGAATTGTTTGAGTTGGTTATAATTTGATACAATGTTTTGTGAGTTATAATAGAAGTTCACATCACCGTTTCTACGATTATTCATAAGATTTACTATAACATTTATATTATTAGCAATTGTTGATATTTGATTTGATGTCAAATTACTTGAATATGTTATTGTAGGTGGTTCTCCTCCATCTGAAGAAGAAGATATACTGTTTGCAATTGTATTTGCATATGCAATTATTGTATTATATGAAGCATTTAAACTATTAGATATTGTTAAACTAGTAAAATTACCCATCATAGGAGCATTATTTTGTATGTTATCAGATTTGGTTACAATCAACATGACAATTTTACTCACACCAATGACTGAATTGTATGTTGGTAAAGTAGGTTGATCCAAATCCATACCCGAAACACCAGAAATTCTATTTGTATGAGAGTAAAAACTATTACAAGAAGCTACCAAAGAATTAGCCGAACTCATAACATTAGACAAATTTGCTACATTATAAGCTCCTGTTATTATAATAATATTATTTGCAATATTCCATATATTTTTTGTAACATTACCAACAGGATTTTGAAAATAACCACCAACAGTATTACTGGAAACATCTTCAGTTTGCCAAGTGTTTAACAATGATGGCATAGAATTCATTGTATACGCCACATTTGCGGATAAAGGAGTCACAACATTTGCTGTGTTTGCGGAATCATAACCTAATCTACCAAAAATACTCATATTATATCCTTTAAATCATCGGACTTAGTGGTGAACTTGTTGGAAAACCTTTATTTCCAATATGTGCATGAACATCAAATATTGTTGTATTCACCAAATCGGTCATCAAACCAGCAGACATCAAACCAAAATTACCAATTGGTGCGTTCACTGAAACGCCGGCATTAATTAAAAGACCAGCATTAATGGTACCTACACAAATAATATTTCCTGGTACAGGTATAGGAAAACCTACTGATACACCACCGAGCATCGTAACAAATCCATCTTTACCTGCACTCATACCACCCAAAGGTGATGTATCAACTCTATTATCAGAATATATATTTCCAGCCATAATTTGGCCACGAACCCTCAAGTTTCCATCCGTATTAACACTTCCGCTCTTGATGTGTAAACCACCAGGTCCAGCGCCAGTAGTGAGTGTCATACCAACTTGAGCAGTTACATCAGAATATCCTTCAACCACTTGTGTGAAGTTTCCTTTAATGTGTTGAGTTACATCACCTTCAATATTTTCAATTTTATTGCCCATCACTTGCATGTTAATGTCACCAAAAACTGTAATATTTAATTTTTTGGCAAGATTTCCATCATCTACACCAATAGAAATGTTATGGTCACCAAGTGTGATTGTATAACCATCACCAAATATTTTATGTACCTCATCACCATTTGGATGCATCTCAATGAATGTATTAGCACGATGTTGTAAACGTACCCTCTCACGACCTTTAGTATCATCCAATTCAAACATATGACCAGACCTGGTCTGTGTCACATTATTGTATGGATATTTTGGTTGATAATCTGTATTGGCTGCTGATTCCGGTTCATTCCAGCCCCAAAATGCGTCAGGTTTGTTCATGCCCATTGTACCTTATTAGGATCAAAATTACTTGCCTCTACCGTTGCCATTATAGTATTTGCATTTCCATATGTATTCGAAACATATTGAATAATTGTATTACTGTGGTCTAAATGTGGATCTGTAAATATACCTTTTAAATTATCTGGTATAACTATTGAATCAAGTTCGCTTTGTTGTTTACCAAGTAACTCATCAGCACCAGCCTGAATAGATTTACCCAATGTATCTATTGTAGCACCAATTTGACCTGGCACTGCTGCTACTTGTGCAACAAATGCTTTAGCACCATTCAAGAATCTCGTTATACAATCTTGTACCATTGCTAAGAATCTTGCTGGTAAACTTTGTAAATATGTAATAATATCATTGATATTTTTAACCAAATAATATATAGTTGCTGCTATCTCAACATATTCAGCAATATCTTTTATGAAGTCATTGATATCCTGAAGTGTGGCAGTAACTTTGGCGTAAATAATTGATGATACTCCGGTTGGATCAAAACTTATTGCTGCTATTATTCCTTTTATAGCTAATGTAATAGTATCGTTTAATTTTTTAATTAAGAAAGCAATAAAGTTAGCAGCATTATTTTTACCTTTTTTAATAGCTTGAGTGATTGCCGTTACTGGATTGATAAGACCACCTAATCCAATATCAAATTGAAATTGATATCTAAAATCACAAACATGACTTAGTGCTGAGTTTGTTAATGATATACCTGTACCAGCAACAATACCTCTTGAGATGTATGAATTGGTTGTTGGATTTTTTTTGGCTGCTTCAGCAATTGCATCTGGCATAGCAGGCGCATCTGGTTCTGCTTTGTTACCTGGAAATAAAGGTTGTGGTGAGAAACCCATGTTTGTGTTCCATGGATTTTCTGCTAAGTTTCTAACTCCAGGTAATATTGAAACAATATATGGATTCTGTGTAGATTCACCATCACTAAAATAACCAGTAACATAAGCACCTGGTTCAGGTACATTAAATGAACCTGACATATTTGGTCCTGTCATTAGTGTGGACCAAGGCAAGGCTGCTGTAGGTAAAGCAATCAAATCTTCAGTATGATAACCAAAGATACGAACTTTCACACGACCGAGTTGTAATGGATCATCAATGTTTTCTACAACACCGATCCACGATTTACCAATAAAATTATTCATTTTTTGCTGTTGAACTGTTTGTTGAACCTATTGGAGTTTCGTAACTCTCTTTTGCTAATTCCATAATTGTCTGATAAGCACCTTGTGATTGTAGTACATGACGTACAGCATTCACCAAATATTTACCTGAGTAATATGGATCTAATTCTTTTTTATCACCAGATGATGATAAATTATATATGTTAAAGACTACGGTCTTACCAACAGTAAGTCCTGGATCACCAGGAACAACCACCTTCAACAATGTAAAGTTGGCTAAGCCAATCTGTGCTGTTCTATTTGGAACGTAATTCTCAACATATACATCATTTGCAACAGAACCTGGTGAATCCTTTATGTATGGTACTTTGTACTGTTCTGAGTTACCAACCATAACTTTTACCACACTCTTTGAATTCTGAGTTGTTTTAAGACCAAATCTATTTGTATCGTTTATTGAAATACCATTACCTGCACCATTCATTGGTGTTGCGGTGTTTTTTTTGTATGTATCATAGTTAAAATCTGTAATCTTAAATGACCGAGTTAGTGGGTCAACTGATATCAATCTGTTTGCATATGTACCAGAAGATATGTCATTTAAAACATCAAAAGATTTAACAAATTCATAATCCAAAACTGTTCTTATCTTCTCTTCCATTGGCATTTCATGGTTTATCTGCTGAACTTTGTAAGTATTATATGGATCTGTTGCCATCAAAGTTCTTAATGACTTGAAGTTGAAACCTTCTTTGTTTTCAAAGAATAACATATCAGCGCCAGCAGGCTTCTGTGTTTCTGGCCTTGCATAGGTAGATAACCAACTTATTGCTTCAAATGGTTTTAATGTGTTGAGATTGAAATTATAGAGTCCTCTAGTGTTCTCAATATTGAGTTTCTTTTTGATTTTTAAATCAGTTTGTAATATTCTCGTTACAGTCTTGTATATTTCTTCACCACCATCTGGTGCACCTTTTTGTAACTTAATTGATTCAGATAACATTAATTCTTCAGAACAGAAATGTAATGTTATTTCTTCCGCTCTGTGATTACCAACCTGTTTTCTACTACTTGTGTATATTCTAAAGGTTCTTGATATGTTTTCTTTGGATGATTTAACTCTACCAAAATTCATTCGTAAATATTCATAACCTAAAAGTTGAAATTTTTGTAATAGACCTTGACCATCATATAATGTAACAGAACCAGAAACAGAGAAACTATACAAATCTTCAAAATAAGAAATTTCTGTAACCAACTTTTGAACTAATATTTCTTGGCCTGTATGTGCAATGATAGTCAAATCATTTATGCTTGCACTTTGTGAGTAAAATAAACCACTCTCTGGTGGTATAGTTGTTGTTTCAGCCATCTTATCTCATCAAAGTTCGTAGTTCTATCTCAAATTCATTAACATAATTTTTATTCAATAACTGAATATTTCTTTTTGATTCATTTAATTCTAATTCATATGTGTAATAATCAACGGCTCTACCACTTGTTTGTACTGATACTTTTCCTGTTGGTAATGTGTATGATGATGTGCCTGATACGAGACTATTGTATGAGTCTTGGCTTATAACAACCGTATTTTTGGTTATTGTATTCGTTAATACATCAGTTTGTTCAACTATTTTTTCGTAATGATGTGCTGTCGAATATGGATTAAATGCCGTATACTTATCAACAATATATTTCTGAAAATTATTTCCACTTAATGGCCAATCCCATTGTGGGTCAATTATTCGATTTGCAAACAGAACAATCCAGTAACGATAAGAGTCGTTGTAATACTTATGTGCAACGATTTCTGGTGTATCACCTTCTTGTATGTCGTATGTGTAGTATAACAAAGGACTTTTTAATGCTTCTGGAAGAATGTTGGCACGTGCCAGAAGATTTGTCAGAACTATGGTACCACCATTATAATTTGTGGATAATATCTTTGGTAATGTATTAAAGTATTTCATTTTAATAACCTTGTTCTATCTTAGCTCTATCAACAAGCACAGTTTCTTTGAAGCTCAAGTCCATTGTAGTTTGTGTTGGTTGTCCATCTTTATATGATGACCATCCGTTTGGTGCATAATTTACAGTCACATTTTGTAATACACAATCTGTTAACTTGTTGATGTTTGGATTTACTCTACCATCTTTTCTGAAAGATAAATTAAAAACACCAGGCGGTGTATAGAAGAAACCCGCAGCACCTGTAACAATAGTTGGTGCAGCATATGACCTGAATAGTTTAATTATTTTCTGAACCTGTTCTGCTTCACGGGAAGATTTTGGTGAAAATGTAAAAGACATTTCAAATGTTCTAAAATCTATACCTTGAAATAAGACCTGTGATTGTGGATTAAAAGCATAACCCATTTTGTTTAATGCTAACTTTGCCGCCGGATTATTCATCACACTTTGCACAAATCCAGGAACCTTTCCGAGTATTCCAGGCAAAGAAGAGGCCGCACCCATTATTGTTTCTTCATTATAATCGGCAGCATACTGGAAACTCAAAGAATCTGGCATATACAAGGACACAACTGCTTTCAATTCTTTCTGTACACTCATCAACTCAGCTGCTGTTGTTCCAAAAGCGTTACCGTTCAAAAGACTTGTTACACCATTTTTAACATCAGTGCCTAATTGAGTGAGTGCTGCTTCTGATTGAGCATCAGTCATAGCATTGAGTTCTTTTACTTTATTACGTACAGCAGTTCCTACTTCTGTTGCAGTTTTAACTGAATAGTCTATAACATCTTGTATGGATTTAGATTTTGGTTGAGATATTTCAAAAACAATAGCATGACCTTTACCCACAGAATTCAAATCTGCCGGATATTGTATAGAATTATAGTTATATATGGATTGAAATAATGATCCTAGGGGTCCACTAGCAAAATCTGATGCTGATTTTGCGGCATCGCTTTGTATGTCCGATCCGTTTACATAATTAACCGATTGTGGGTCGTTTGGTTCTGCCATGTTCTGTCTTTATGAAGAAGTTATATATACTATTTATGGCGTATTCAGGAACATTTAGACCTACAAATCCTCACAAATATGTTGGGGACCATACAAAAATCATATACCGCTCTTCATGGGAATGTAGAGTGATGAACTGGCTCGACAAAAATCCAAACATTATATCTTGGGCTTCAGAAGAGGTAATCATTCCTTACAGGTCTCCAGTAGATGGTAGAATGCACAGATATTTTCCTGATTTTGTAGTTAAATCCCGTGGAAAAGATGGTTCAACTAAAACTATGATGATTGAGGTCAAGCCAAAGAAACAAACTATGGAACCAGAAAAAAAGAAACGAGTTACCAAACAATACATCAACGAGGTGGTTACATGGGGTGTCAATCAATCTAAATGGAAAGCTGCCACAGAATACTGCCTTGACCGTGGTTGGCAGTTCATGTTAATGACAGAAGACCATCTAGGCCTCTAACTAAATAGTCCATGACAATAAGACCTTCAATACTCACTACATTATCCGAACAAAAAGCCGAACTCAGCTATCAAACAAATAGTCGAGAGTCTTACAAATGGCTCATGCAGAAGATTGGTAACTTGAGAAATCCAACAGTATCATCTGCCTTGATGACTAAAGAGAAACATCGCTATGTAAGACCAAGCGACCGACAAAAGTTTTTGATGGGTGGTTTATACTTTTTTGTGTATGATCCAAAAGGTAAGGCAGAATTGCCGTATTATGACAGATTTCCATTGGTTATACCACTTAAACGAACACCTGATGGTTTTATAGGCCTTAACCTACATTACTTACCACTTAGATATCGTATCAATTTCCTCAAAAAATTGTTACCACTTGCTATCTATAATGACGAGGATGAGATTAAGAGAATCCGAATCACTTATCCGATACTGGATGCGTCATCCAAGTACAAGGAATTTAGGCCTTGTATCAAACAGTACCT